GAACACCGTCGGAGTCGTGACGCCGGTGGTGAGGAGCTGGCCGGCGCCGGCGGCGCCCACCAGAAGACTCGTGGCGGCAGAAACCGAGGCAGGGAGCGGGGTGGCGAAGACGTCGACGTACTCGACCGTGATGCAGGCGGCGCCGGTGTTGGCGGCCTTCACGGTACCAATGCCCAGCAGAGAGGTGACGACCCTGCGAGGGATGTTGTACGAACCTGGCATCTCGTGTCCTTTCTTTCGGCTCCGGGGGCCGACCCGCTAGACAGGCCGACCCCCTCAGCGCGTCCAGTCGTCTAGCTGACGACCGTGGTGTACAGGTAGGCGCTCGGCGCGGCGATGGTCTGCAGCGCATAGCAAGCGTAGACGCCGAGGATGCGCTTGAGCGCGCCCTCGTCGTACTCGTAGGTGCCGAACTCAGGCATGAAGCCGTCGTAACGGAACCGCTTGACCGGGGTGATCGTGCCTTCGACCTCACCGGCGGTGGGGTCGATGTAGGCGAAGGCCGCCATCTTGCCCCACACGTCGGCGCGCGTCTTGGTGGCGCCCTGGATGGACGACAGGTAGATGGCCCTGCCCCAGTAGACGTTGTCGACGCCAAGGGCGGCGGCGATCTGAGCGTCGGTGGCGGGCTGGCCCGGCGCCATCATCGCGAAGCGGCTGGTGATGGCGGGATGCACGGCCAGGTGAGCGTGAACGTGCGGACCCATGATGACCGAGTTCGGCACCATGCCGGTGGCCGCGCGGATGGTCTCCTTGGCGGTCAGGGCCTGACCCACGGGATCGGAACCGTCGACGTCCCACTTGTCGGTGGCGCCCAGCGCCGCGGTCTGCGTGATGACGCTGGCGTTGCTCCACCAGGCCGCTACGCGGACTTCGAGCGCGAGACGGACCTTGGTGACGAGACCGGAAGCGCGCCTCTGCTGGTAGCGGATCGCCGCGTCGGCGTTGGCCATCTCGGCCTTGGAGAGGATGGTCTCCTGGCCGTACTCGAGGCACTTGTAGGTCGTGTCGGACTGCGTGAAGTTCACGCGGGGGACGTCACCCTGCGTCGAGATGATGTCGCCGTCGTCGCGAAGCTCGTCGTCGCCCATGATCCAGTAGGCGTCCGACATGTTGGGCACGTTCTCAGGCGGTGCGACCTGGTCGGCGATGAAGTAGCCGTCGAGGTTCTTCGAGACGCCCGCCACGAACTGCGTGAGTGCTTGGTTGATATGTCCGCGATCTGATGCCATCAGTCACACCTCCTTATGCAGCGTTGAAGTGGGGGTTCACGAACACTTCGCCGTAGTTGGTCGTCGCGCCGTTCGAGACCATGGCGAAGCCGAGGCAGCGATGCTTGTCGGTCGTGTCGGCGATGATCGTGGCGTCGGTGTCGTTACTGACAGCCTGCGGCGGGGCCACCGTGATGGCGTTCTTCAGCTTCGCCACGCACGGGCCGAAGATGACGATGTTGACGTGGTCGCCGGTGAGAGCGTCCTGGTCGTTCTGGTCGACTGCGTAGACGCCCCAGGCACTCTGGCCGCCGGACGACTGCGTGACCACGTAGCCGGCCGCCTCGGTCCACGAGGTGAGGTCGACGGTGCAGCCGAGCGTGATGCCCGCTGCGGCAATGCAGGGGATCACGATTGCTTTTGCGTTGTGTGCTTCTGCCATCTCAAATCACCTTCTTTTCAGACTTCGAGGTAGGACTCGGCCAACTTGGCGTCGTCGTGGGCGGCGATGACCATGGCCTCGGCGTAACCGATGCCACGATCCTTGACGAGCTTGCTTGCGGCTTCTGCCAACCGCACGGTGGGGTCTTCGGAGGTCTCGGTGGAGGTGCCACCGTCGCCGATCTCACCGGCCTTGATGACCTCGACGCCCTTGCGGGCAGCGAGGAAGGCGTCGAAGGCGTCCGGCTTCTCCTCGGCCAGCTTGAGCAGCTGCTCGCGCTCACCGGGCTTGACCTCGCGTGCTTCGACGGCTGCCGTCAGGATCGTCTCGACGGTGGCCTTGCGGTCGGCGATGTCGCGCTCGGACAACTTCGTCTCGAGGTCGACGATCTTCGCGTCACGGACCTTCACCTCTGCGAGGATGAGGGACTCGGGCGCGTCTTCGGCCAACTTCAGATAGCTTGCGATTTCGTTCATGGAATCAGCTCCCTTCAAGGAGTCTCCGATGCCGAGTGATGCCGCCGCCTTGTCGATGGCCGCCTTCGCCTTCGCCATCAGGGCCGGCGACAGATTGCTCTGAGGCAGCCGAGATAGAGCGTTGCGAACGTGCGGCGCGTCCGGCTTACCGGAGGCGTCCCGTATCGGGAAGTGCCGTAGTGACCGCGGCGTGGTCTTGCCGTCGGCGTCTTTGGTGCCGCCGTCTTCGATGACGGCGAAACTTGAGTCGGGAAGGTCGCTCTGAGAGGCGCTGTCCCATACGGCGAGCAGCAGAGCGTCGACGTCGGTCTCGGCGAGCTTGTGAGCCGCCGCCTTGGCCTTGACCTCGCGCATGAACGAGCGGATGGCACCGATGCCTGCCTTGCCGGCCAGTGCCGTGTTGAGGTCGCCCAGGAGGCCGTCAATCTTGTCGACAAGGCTGACTACCGGATCTTCGGTAGCGGTGTCGTCTTCGGCCAACTCGAGTAGGTCGATCTCGGCAGCCGCGATCGCGCTGGCGGCCTGCCCTACCGGCGGCATGATGCGCATGAGAGGCTTGTTCGTGAGGACGCCGCCCTGAAGCACCCAGGCGTAGCCGTCGCCGTCGTTCGTGATGTACGGGCCAGCCTCGATAGAGACGTACTTGAACTGCTCATCGTTGACGGCGTCGGCCCCGGCACCGGTCCAGCGGGCGTCGGCCCACAGCGCGTCGCCAGAGTGGCCCTCCCAACTGTAGGGCGCGCAGTAGAGGCGCTTGACCCAGAAGGCAGCGACGGAAGGGACAGAGTCCTTCAGGTGCACTCCCGTGAGGGAGAACTGGAGTTCGGATCCAAGCACCCCGGCGGCAAAGTTGGCGACCATGGCGTCGGCCTTGTCTTGGGTGAGCGGGAGGCCGCCCGGGTAGCGAGCCGGGGCGTTCGTCTTCCAGTTACCAATCGGAAAGAGCATCACGGGCGTCGTCTCGCCGGCGTTGATCTTGCCGTCTGCGAGTTGGAGCGGTACGACCGCTGGCATCAAGTTCGTGTTCATGCACCCAGCCTTTCAGGTTGCGGGTCGTCCTCTTGCCCCAATTTGGCAGCGTCGCAGAGGAACCGGCGGCACATCTCGGGGCGGTTCTCGTAGTCGCGGCAGTGCGTCAGTGAGTCGGGCTCGTAGTTGTGGCAGGGGCCGAAGATGGTCAGCTTCGTGACGCCGTCGACGCGCTTGGTGGCGTGCACGCCGAAGAGTCGTGCCCAGCGCAGCCAGTCGTCGTCGGGCGTCCTGACGTGCAGGGGCACGGAGACGCAACAACCGCCACAGTTCTGGCAGCCGACCATTACGACATCGCCCCGTCGTACTCGAAGACGCAGACACAGCGACAGGCTCCTCCGCCGGCGCACGACGGGTTGGGTGTGGCATCGTAGGCGGCGTCGAGCTCGTCAGGACCGTAGGTCGTGCCGTCAGCGGCCTCGCACTCGTCACACGTATTTCCGTCCAAGATCGCTGAGTACGTAGCGCCGCTGATCTGCGCCTGTTCCGCCTTGGCCTCGGCGCTTCTGCCCTGCAGCATCACCCAGGAGACGTTGACGCCGGCCTGCAGGGCCGCGGCGTCGGCTGCGCGCATGACCAGCGCGAGCAGCTGCTCGTCGGTGATCTGGCCGGCGACGTCGCGCACCACTTGGCTGGCGGCCTCGGCCGAGATGGCGGACGCCAGAGCACGCGCGATGACCTGCGACTGCTGGTCGACCCATGACGCGATGTCGGCAGAGGTGGCATTGGCGGGCGGTTCGTCGGCAGCCGTGATGGCTTCGCCCTGGCGGTCGGCCACGATCTGAGTGACGACGGGTGTGCCGGCCTTCTGGCGCGCGAGTTCGTCTGCCACCTGCTGGGCGCCGGCGCGGTAGAACTCGCTCAGCACGGCCTTGATCTGCGCGGCCAGTACGTCGATCATCGGCGGCCGGCCGGCGAGGAACCCGGACAGGTTGGAGCGCGTCGCGGCGTCCTTGGCGCGGGCGATCATCTCAGTCGCCATCTTGGCGCGGGTGTCCTGCGTGGCGATGCGGATGGCAGCCTTAGCGGAGTCGAAGCGCGTCGAGACGTCGTCGAGGGCGACGAAGTGCTCGAGTCCTTGCGGATCGCGGTTCAGATTGGCAGCGAGGCGCAGACCGTTACCGTCCTCGGATGCAGCGACCGCGGCTGGCTTGACGGGCGGTACTGGCGCCACAGGCGGCACTGGTGCGTTGGGGTCAACGGGCGCCGCGACAGGCGGCACCGGAGCGACAGGCGGGATCGGCGCCTGCCCAGCGGTGTCTTCTTCGTCTTCGTCCTCGTGCTCCTCGACGGGCATGTCGAACAACTCGCGGACGAAGTCTTCGAGTTCGTCGGTCGCCGTGATGGCGCCGCAGCTCATGAGGTTCTTGATGGCGGTCGCGGTGGCCAGCATGTCCGAGCGCGTGACCTTGCCGAAGCTCAAGGTGGGGTCGAGGTCATGGTTGGGAAAGTTGTAGTCGCAGAGCTGCCAGATGATGCCGCCTTCTGCGTTGAACACGCTTTCGAGGTAGGACGTCTGCGCGGACAGGCCGTCGGCGAACATGTCACTCAGGACGGACCCGAGGGCACGACTGCCGACGTTGTGGATGCCGAGGTCGAGCACCTGCGCCTGGCAGACGTTCGACATCTCCTGGGCGTAGGAGCCGGCGAGCTGGATACCGTCGGCAAGCGGTACGGCCGTCTTCCAGATGTCGACCGCCAGGCCGCGGGGCATACGGAAGAACTGGCGCTCACCGGCGCGGAACTCGGCACAGGCTGCGTCGACGGCGTCTCTGGTGGCCTGGTCTACAGCGCCCTCACCGGTCTCGGTGACAATGGGCACGCCGCCGAGCTTCTCGTAGTGCATGAGGGTAAGGCGCTGCGCGGCTTGCTTCATCTTCCACGATGGGTACATGGCGCGCAGCAGGGACGTGCCCCAGAAGTCGTCGCCTTCGGGTTCATGGGAGAGCCACAACATGCGCTCGCCGGGGATCTCCTTGCTGCCGGCGGTCGCCGTGATCTGCTCGGCCGAGACGATCTCGCCATCCTTGACCTTCAGCGACGTAGACAGGAACGTGTCGGGATGACGGTAGGCCAGTCGGCAGAGAGCGTCGCCGTCGACGATGTCCCAGACGATCTCGAACGGCGCGCAGCCGTCGTCGACGTAGCGCAGCATGTTCGGCAGGCATTCGCGCAGTTTCATGTGGCCGAGCAGGGCATCTTCGACGAACTCGGCGCGCTTGACTGCCTCGGGATCGATCTCGGTCTTGCCGTTGACCGTCACAGTAGAGTCGGGGCACGGCGTGATCATCATCTGAGCGCGCAAAATGGGCAGGATCTGCGCGTGGCGCAGGCCGTAGACCTTGGGGTCGGCGCGCATCATGCGGTACTGGCGGTAGCAGTTGGGGCGCCGCAGGTCCCAGTTCGGCTCGAGGTCGAAGACGCGCTTCGATTTGTCGGAGCCGAGGCCGAACTCGTGACCTACGCCAGCGTCGCCGAGCTCACCCGTCTGTGGGGCGTGGCTGCGTTCAGCTAAGCCGAAGGTGAGAGGGCCAATGTGCACCTACCAAGCGTACGGAGGGCGAAGCAGGCCGCTGAACCCAAAATGAGCGAGCTACCAGATTTTGCCCAGCAACGCCGACGTGATCGGCTTGTCGGACGGCGGCAGCCTGTAGTCGGCAACGCCGCGTGGGTTGTTGACGAAGTAGTACCGCAAAGCGTCGAGGATGTGCGTGTACTCCGATGTCTCATCGTAAACATCGGGGCGATGCTTGTCGGGGCGCACCGCCGACAGCGCCTCTATCGTCCAGGGACAGCGGCGGGAGATAACCAACGGCATGATCGGGTCCGCCAACGCCGACATGATGCGGACACAGCCGTCGCGGATGGACGACTGCCGGCTGGTGTGGCCCAGGCCCATCCCGTAGAAGGTCTCGGCCTCGCTCTTGGCGGTGGCCACGTTGACGGCACGCCCAGCCGGGTCGGCGAAGGTGTCGGCGGGCGGTGTGACAAGATTCCATGCCGACTCAGTGGCGATGATGCCGGCGGCGAACTCCTCGGTTGTCACGTCGTGGGGCACGTACTCGCCCACCACGAACGGCTGCCCTTGCGTCGAGACCTGCACCCAGGCACAGGCCGGCGAATGGTAGCCGTGGTCGACACAGCGATAGGTCGGCCCGTAGGGCAGGATCTCGACGTCGGCGATGTTGCGGTCGCTGAGGCGCTCGAAGAACACGCCCTCGGGAGCGGCGAAGGCGTCTTCGGGGGTGGCGGCGTACTCGCGGCGGGCCTTGCGCGGCTCGACGGCGCCCAGCACTTCACGGTCGTACCACGGCTGTGTGCGACCGGGATGTGCGTCCCACGCCATGAACACTG